TTGTATCTTTCACAGCGATTGATACAGCTACATACTTAGTTCACAATTCTTTATTGATTGGATCAGGTACACTAGTAACACCATACGCAGACGCGTAATAAATTAACTCGGAGCGCCTGGTGATGCAGGCGCTCTTTAAAAGGAGGACAAAAAAATGGCAGACACAGTATTAAATACAACTGTATTTGACGGAGCAAAAAAACTAATCACTCACTACAATGTAGTTTCTGATAACTCTGGAAGCACAACTAAAATAGTTGATGTTTCTGAATTAAACTCAAACAATGGTAAAACTTGCAAAACTGTAAGACTTAACAAAGTTAGTTGTAACGTTTCAGTAACTGCACCAGCAGATGCCTTACGTATGCAATGGGATGCAACGACAGATGTTGTATTTCAAAGTTTAAATGGTGAAATGGAATATGATTATTCTGATTTTGGTGGTTTAAAAAACACTAAAGCTAGTGGTTATACTGGAGACGTAAATATAGTATTACCAGCTTGTACAGCAGGAGATACCGGAACAGTCGTTTGTGAGTGGATTAAAGTTTACGAATAGGATTTTAAATGGCTAATACTACTTCGGGAACAGCAACGTTCGACAAAACTTTTTCTATTGATGAAATAATAGAAGACGCTTTTGAACGTATTGGTTTAAATTCAGTAGCTGGTTATCAAATGAAATCAGCAAGAAGATCCCTTAACATTTTATTTCAAGAATGGGGTAATAGAGGTATTCACTATTGGGAAATAGGTGAACTTGATCTTGATTTAATTCAAGGACAAGCAGAATATAAATTTTATAGATCAAGTGATGATGGCACAAGTGCTACATCAAATCCAAACGGTATTTATGGAATGTCCGATGTCCTTGAAGCACAATTAAGAGGTAATAGAACTCAAACTACTCAATCAGATAGCCCTATGACTAAAGTTGATAGATCAACTTATGCAGGTTTTTCAAATAAACTTTCACAAGGAACACCTAATCAATACTGGGTTCAAAGATTTATAGATCATGTTAGTATTAGTATTTATCCTACACCAGATTCAACTAATGCATCTAAAGATATGCATTTCTATTACATAAAAAGAATTCAAGATGTTGGAGATTATACAAATGCAACAGATGTTCCATTTAGATTTGTTCCTTGTATGACAGCAGGTCTATCTTTTTATTTAGCACAAAAATATCAACCACAAATAGCTCAACAAATGAAATTATATTATGAAGATGAATTAGCTAGAGCATTAGCAGAAGATGGTTCAGCTTCAAGTACATTTATTACACCTAAAGCTTATTACCCAGGAGCATAATGGCAAAGTACGCAACAGGAAAACATTCAAAAGCAATATCTGATAGATCAGGTATGGAGTTTCCGTACAGAGAAATGGTTAGAGAATGGAATGGTGCATTTGTACATGTATCTGAATATGAACCAAAGCAACCACAACTTGAACCAAAACCAATAGGCGGTGATGGTATTGCATTATTAAATGTTAGACCAGATAGAACAGAACCTATTACAACTGTAATGATTTCTAATAATGGTTTTGAAACATATGAAGCAGGATCTGGAATTATAAATGTTTTTTCTCCTGGACATGGTTTAACAAATGGAACAACTTATTTATTTAGAGGTCCACCAACAATTTCACCTGGTACCGGTACAGAGTCTAATCCTGTTTTTGCTTATGCAACTATTCCTAACTTTGATGGAATAACTGGTGCACAAATAGGACAGGGTTCAGGGTATGCTATTACAACAGGGAAATATAAAAATGATCTAAGAGATACAACAGATTATTCAATAACTAATTTTTTCTATTTTACAGTTAACTCAGATACTGCTACAACAGGTAATATAAAAGGAGGAGGCTACGGTTGTTCCGTTGGGCCTATAACAATAGAAGCATGATAAATAAAATTTGGAATTGGATAAAAAATATATTTAAACCTGAAAAACAAGATCCACATCTTGTTTTGTATGAGGAGCCACAAGAAGAAACTGCTAAACAAAAAAAGATACGTTTAAAGCATAAAGGGGATATTAAATAATGGCTGGATTAAGTTATAGCGATTTAGTTACAAATATTAGAAATTATACAGAAACAGATTCTAATGTTTTAACCACAGCTGTTTTAGAGAACATAATTTTAAATGCTCAATATAGAATAATGAGGGATATACCTATTGATTCTGATAGAAAACAACAAGAAGGTAATTTAGTTGTAGGTCAAGAAACTATTAATGCTCCAGCAGGGGCATTATTTATTAGAGGTATTCAAGTATATGATTCAACATCTGCTATAACAGGAGCGAATGTTTGGTTAGAAAAAAAAGATGTAACTTATTTACAAGAATATGTGCCATCTACAGAATCAGCAAAAAGAGGACAACCTAAATATTATGCTATGTATGGTGGAGCAACAGGAAATACTGACACTACATCTGGTAGAATGATGTTTGCTCCGGTCCCTGATGCAACATATAAATTTAGGGTTCATTTTAATGTGATGCCAGCTACTTTAGAGTCTGGAAATCAAACTAATTATATTAGTTTAAATTTTCCGAATGGTCTATTATACTGCTGTTTATCAGAAACTTATGGATTTTTAAAAGGTCCAATAGATATGTTGACATTATATGAAAATAAATATAAACAAGAGGTACAGAAGTTTGCTAATGAGCAAGTTGGTAGAAGACGAAGAGACGACTATACTGATGGTGCTGTTCGTATACCAATAACATCGGCAAACCCGTAGGAGATTAAATTATGGCAATAACATCAGCAGTTTGTACTAGTTTTAAAGTAGAACTTTTAAAAGGAGTTCATAATTTTACAGCTACAACAGGAAACACATTTAAAATAGCACTATACACAAGTTCAGCTTCATTAGGAGCTTCAACAACAGCTTATTCAGCTACTAACGAAATTACAAATTCATCTGGAACTGCTTACACAGCAGGAGGCGCAACTCTTACAAGCGTAACTCCAGTCGCTGATAGCACAACTGCAGTTTGTGATTTTGCAGACGTAAGTTACACTTCAGCGTCTTTTACAGCCAATGGCGCTGTAATTTATAATGATTCAGCTTCTGGTGATCCAGCATGTGCAGTCATAGCATTCGGCTCTGATAAAACTGTAACAAGTGGAACTTTCACGATTCAATTTCCAACAGCAGACGCAACCAACGCTATTATAAGAATAGCATAAGGAGGCACTCCTTATGGCTACTTCAATCTGGGGCGGAGACGATCCACTCGTAGCATGGAATCAAAATTCATGGCAATCTAATCTTGCAACTGTTTCATTAACAGGTGTATCTGCAACCACATCAGTTGGAACTGTAAAATCTTTTCCTGAGGCAGGATGGGGATCTGATGGTTGGGGCGAAGATGGTTGGAGTGGAACTTTTATAGTAGAGTTAACTGGAGTCTCTGCAACAACATCTGTTGGTTCTGTATCAGTAAGTGCTGAAATAGGTTCTGGTTGGGGTAGAGGTGAATGGAACAACAACGAAGGTTGGGGTATTCAAGGAACAGTTCTGCTTGATGGACAATCAGCTACAACAAGTGTAGGTTCAATATCTCCTGCTGATGTAATGGGATTAACAGGAGTCTCTGCAACAGTAAGTGTTGGATCACCTACTATAATTGGTAATGTTTCATTTACATTAACAGGAGTTTCTGCAACAGTAAGTGTTGGATCAATATCACCTGCTGACATAGTAGGATTAACAGGTCAAGCAATGACTTCTGCAGTAGGTTCAATAACACCTGCGGATGTTATAGGAGTCACTGGTGTTTCTGCAACAACATCTATTGGAGATGTAGGTATTACTTCAAATCCTACTATTATACCAACTGGAGTTTCTGCAACAGTAAGTGTTGGATCAATTTCACCTGCTGATGTTATGGGATTAACAGGTCAAGCTATGACTTCTGCAGTAGGATCTTTAAGTCCTCCTGTTGTTATGGGATTAACAGGTGTTTCTGCAACAGCTTCTGTAGCTATATTTGGCACTTCAACAGGTTTTGGAATTCAAGCATATTCAAGCGTTGACACTGGTTCAAATTCATCGTATACAAATGTTGCAACTGGATCAAATACAAGTTATACTGACGCTGCATAGGAGATAAAATTTATGGCATCAACATATACACCTTTAGGGGTAGAACTACAAGCAACTGGTGAAAACGCAGGAACTTGGGGAACAAAAACTAATACAAATTTACAAATTATAGAACAAATTTCTGGTGGATACATTTCAAAAAGTATTGCAGGTGGTGCACAAACTACAGCTTTATCTGTTTCTGATGGAGCAACAGGTGCAGAACTTTCACATAGAATGATCGAATTTACAGGTTCAATTACAGGTAATCAAATTGTAACAATACCTTTAGATGTTCAAAACTTTTATATTTTAAGAAATTCAACTTCAGGATCTTATACAGTTCAATTTAAATATGCATCTGGATCAGGAGATTCTTTTACTTTTTCAGCTACAGATAAAGGTGATAAAATTGTTTTTGCTACAGCAAACGATGGTACAAACCCTGATATAGATACACTAGCTATTGGAACAGGTATTTCTGCTGTTGTCGATGATACTACACCACAATTAGGTGGCAATTTAGATGTTAATGGAAATGATATTGTTTCTACTTCAAATGCAGATATTGATATTGTTCCAAATGGAACTGGTGATGTTGTTCTTTCAGCAGATACAGTAAAAGTTGGAGATAGTGGTGCAGCCGCTACTCTTACGTCAAATGGTGCAGGAGCACTAACTGTTACTACTGGAGGCGCTGCAGATCTAGTTTTAAGCACAAATAGCGGAACAAACTCTGGAACTGTTACTATTACAGATGCTGCTAATGGAGATATTACCGTAGCACCAAATGGAACAGGTAGAGCAAAAGTAACTAATGCAACATCAAGTTCAACACAAACTGTAACTACTGATGGAAAAGGTCTTGTCTTCTCCATGGTTTTCGGGTATTAATATAGAAGGAGATTATAAAAAATGGCAACACCAAATTTAGTAAATATCGCAACGATCACACCTAAAAACGCTATGGGCACTTTAGGGGATACTAACAGAACTACTATGATAGATGTTCCTGCGGAAACTGCAGTGAGAATCGATACAATATTATTAGCAAACATTGACGGAACTAATGCTGCAGATGTAACAGTAGAAATTAGTAATGACAATGGATCAACTTATTATAAAATCGCAAGTACAATTTCAGTGCCTGCAGATTCAACATTAGATTTAATTAATAGACCTATATATTTAGACGAAACAGATTTAATAGCTGTAACAGCTGGTGCTGCCAGTGATATAGCTTATCATGTTTCTTATGTAGAAATGGTTGATTAATAAATTTTAGGGAGGAAAGAAAACAATGCCAAGAATTATTAAACCAGCAGTTGGAAGTTTTACAGCATCAAACATCACAGTTGATTCATCTGGAAGAATTGTAGCTGCAAGTTCTGGTTCAGGAGCAGCTAACATGCTGAGAACTTTTACATCAAAAGATGATGGAACAGCTACATTTACAGCTCAACCTGGAACAAGTAAAATTCACGTTTATTTAAGAGGAGCCGGCGGCGGAGGCGGTGGCGGATCGTCCGGTGGACAATCTGGTGGCTCAGGTGGTCACGGCGGTTTTGGTTTTTTCAATATATCTGTAGCACAACCTTATGCAGTTCCTTTTACATTAGGAGCCGGTGGATCTGGTGGGTCAACAACCCCAAATGCTAATTCTGGAACAGCTGGAGCTGCTTCTAGTTTTAATACAAATTTAGTTGCAAATGGCGGCAATGGTGGAACTCATAGCCAGGGAACTCCCGCTCATGGAAGTAATGGAACAACTGCGAATGCAGATTTTAGTTATATAAATGGCACTGATTATGCAGTTTCTAATTCAAAATTATTTACACCGGAGGGCGTGGTTTCAGTAGCAGATGGAGAAGGAGGAACATCAACATATAATAATAGTCCTCAATATGGTACACCAGATCCTAGCGCTATGTCATTGAAAATAGGTGGCATGGGTGGAGCTTTTGGAACTGGGACGCAAACTACAACTCGTAGATCTGGAACAACCGGACAGGACGGAAGTATTGTGGTTTATGAGGATATAGGTTAATTTCATGGCTTATTTAATTTTTAAAAATGAAGAGGGCTTAGTTAGAACAGAGACTACTTTTTTAAAAGCAGCAAAAACAGAAGCTGACGCACAATCAGTCCATAATGGACATCTTTCCTCAGTGGAAATGATTAATATAACAGATGAGGAATATGATTCTTTTTTACGTGGGGATTTAAGTTTAAAAGTTATAAATGAAGTCCCTTCTTTTGAAAATAATGTTTGGCCAGATCCTGTTCCAGATGAGCATCTTATTCCAAATCAAGAAAATTTTGAAAATTTAATTAAAGATTGGAAAGAGAACTTAACTAAACTTATAAATAAAAGATCTACACATTCTCAAATAGGTAAAGTAACAAGCGCTCTTGATTTTATAACTAATTTAGATCCATCAAGTTTAACTTATCCAACATTAAGCATTGAAGATAGATTAAAAGCAGCGAATAAATTTATCGACTTACGTTGTATATAATAGTTTACTTTTTTTAAAAAAGATATATATTTTAAATAGAGTTATGAAAGATAATATTATAGAATTTTTATACCCTAAAAAAACTAAAGAATTTCTTGAAGAAATTTTTCCAGTAAAAGCGGTTCAAAATATACCTGACTGGTTTAAAGATATTAAAGAACATAATCATAAAAAAAGAACTATAAAGGGTTGTGTCCCTGTTCTAGATGCGTTTACAGCTGGTTATATTTTAAAAATGCCATCAGATTTTTACATTAATCATAATTATACTAACAAAGATAGAAAAGATACAGCCTGGAATTTTCCAATTAATAGGAATGATATTTTAAAAGAATTAAACTTAAATATAAATAATAATGATGCAGTTTGGCATGATATAGAACAATTAGGTGGAAAAAAAGGAGGGTGTCCTTTTGTTGAAAAAAATAAAAACTTACCTTTTTATAAAATACAATACCCTTTTAGAATTAAAACACCACCTGGTTATTCATGTTTATTTATTCCTCCATTAAATAACAAAGATGATAGGTTTGAAATTTTTTCAGGGATAGTTGATACGGACACTTACTATAATTATGTTAATTTTCCTATTTTATTAAATGGTGATAAATATCCTGTTTTGGAAACTGTTATTGAAAGGGGAACACCTTTTGCTCAAGTAATACCTTTTAAAAGAGAGTCTTGGAAAATGTCTATGAAAGAGGATAATTTAACAAAATCTCAAGCTGAGATATCAATAATGGGCAGATTTATACATAGTTATAAAAAATTATTTTGGAGTAAAAAATCATGGAAATAGATAAATTTATAAAAATATATGATGGAGGTTTTAAAATTGAAATAGTTGCTAGTTTAGTAAAATATGCAGCTAATAAAATTAAATTTATAGATGCTGAAGTTATAGGAACAGAACCAGGAGTTAGTCATAATAGAAAAGAAATTAGAAATACTCAATTATATAGTTTTTATGATGGCAGTTTAAGTTCAACTCACTGGGGTAACTATCTACGTCGTATTGTTTCTAACTACTATAACAATTATCAAAAAACATTTAATACTGAAGCTTTAAAAATTATATCATTAGATATTTTAAAATATGAAGTCGGAGGTTTTTATAAAATGCATTCAGACCACCATGTAAATATGCCAAGAACTTTAAGTGTAATTATATTTTTAAATAATGATTATGAAGGTGGTGAATTAAATTTTCATGACCCTGTTACTAATGAAATATATAAAACAATAAAACCATTTCCAGGTAGATGTATAATGTGGCCTTCTAATTTTATGTATCCACATTCTGTGTCACCTGTTACGAAAGGAACGCGTTATGCGATTGTTTCATGGCTAATTTAAATTGGAAATATAAAATAATACCTAAACTTTTAAACAAGTCTGAAGTAAAACTTACGCATGAATATTGTAAAGAGAGACATATACAAAATACTAATAATTTTGATGAAACACAAAATAATTGTGGTGACACTTTCTTTTATAAAGATTCTTTAATGCAAGTTTTTTTAAAAGATAAAAAGAAAATATTAGAAAAAAATATAGATTTAAAATTACATGAAACTTATTCTTTTTGGCGATGCTATACTTATGGTGCAGAATTAAGAAAACATAAAGACAGACCATCTTGTGAAATAAGTGTTACAGCTTTTATTGGATCAGATGGAGAGTATGAATGGCCTATTTATATGGATGGAAAAAAAGTTAATTTAAAACCAGGTGATGGTGTTATATACAGAGGTTGTGAAATTGAACATTGGAGAAAACCATATGAAGGAGATTATCACATACAAGCTTTTCTACATTATGTCGACGCTAATGGAAAATATGTTAACCATAAAGGAGATGCTATAAGTGAAAATTTTACAAAATAAAAAAGATGGTTCAGGTAGAATTATATTTACTGATGAAGAAATTGAAATATTAAAAGATAAAGGATATTTTGAAATACCTGCACTTGCTTTAAAACAAATAAGTAATCATTTAGTAAAATTAGCTTCTGAAATTCACGAGTATCTACCAGAGGAAACTCTTAATGTAGATTCTTTTGAGCATGAACACATTAAATTAGAAGAAAAATAATCCGTAGATTTTAATAAAAATCTATAATATAGTCCCGATATGTTACAAAAAATAGGATTTCAGCCAGGTATAAATAAACAAATTTCAGAGACTACTGCAGAAAGTCAATGGGTAGATTGCGACAATGTACGTTTTAGATATGGTACACCTGAAAAAATAGGTGGTTGGAAGCAACTAGGAACTGATGATTTAACAGGAGCCACTAGGGGTCTTCATCATTTTGTAAATAGCTTAGGCAGAAAATACGCAATTATTGGTACAAACAGAATTTTATATGCTTACTCAGGGGGTGTTTTCTATGACATACACCCAATTGATACAACCACTACGCTTACAAATGCTTTTAGTACCACTAATGGATCACCCACTGTTACAATAAATTTTTCGAGTGCTCACAATATGCAACAAGACGATATTATTCTTTTAGATAATTTTACTACTATAACCAATTCAAATTTTAGTGCATCTGATTTTGATGATAAAAAATTCATGATAACATCTGTACCTACAACCACTACTCTTACAATTACAATGCCTTCAAATGAAACAGGATCTGGTGCAACTACATCTGGTGGTATTAGAGTTCAACATTATTATACGGTAGGACCAGCTGTTCAAGCACAAGGATTTGGTTATGGATTAGGTTCTTGGGGTGGACCAGAAGCAGGAGCAACTACAACTACACTCAATGGTGCAATTAATGATTCAGTCACTAGTATTGTTTTAACAGATGCTTCACAATTTCCTGATACTGGAACAAACTTTGTTATAATAGATTCTGAAGAAATTTCTTACACTGGTATTACTAGTAATACATTAACAGGATGCACAAGAGGAGTCGCTGGTACAACAGCAGCCTCTCACAGCGATGGTGCAACGGTTACAAATTCAACTGATTATGTTGCATGGGGTGAAGCTGCGTCAGGAGATTTAGTTATTGAACCTGGTATGTGGTCACTAGATAATTTCGGTGACAAAGCAATTTGTTTAATTCACAATGGTAGTGTTTTTGAATGGGATTCATCTTTATCAAGTGCAACGACTACAAGAGCTACAGTTATATCCGGTGCACCAACAGCATCACGACACATGGTTGTATCTACACCAGATCGTCACTTAGTATTTTATGGCACAGAAACAACAATCGGTGATACATCAACACAAGATGATATGTTCATCAGGTTCTCGGACCAAGAAGATATTAATACTTATACACCAACAGCAACCAATACAGCTGGTACACAAAGACTGGCCGA